TTTGAGCTGGGACAGCTGGGACAGCTGGGACAACCCCGTATTCATTGGGCTTGAGCTGTCCCAGCTTTTAAAATCAAAGCTGGGACAGCTGGGACAGATTGACCAATAGCGTCTAACGCCGTCTTGCATTTCAGTGTAATTGAGTATCATTCCACAAAAGAAAAACCCCTCCATTTCTGAAGGGGTCTACCTATGCACCCAGCCAAAGGGGTTGGATCATAAGCTGCTCGTGGTTGAAGCACTCACGGCTTGCTCGCATATCAGGGAAATGTCACCCCGGGCTATGCGTGCCTTTTATGCTTTAAGCGAACTTCATCAGCTTGATTGCTTCCGAGTTGAGAACTGTTCCGCCCAGGCGTTTTGTTATATAGAACGATACCCGGGGCTTGTCACTGAACGGGTCACGCAATACACGAGTACCGATGCGATCAACGATAATGTAACCTTGCTGAAAATTACCGAAGGCAACGCCGAACGCATTCGCTGCGGTGTAGTCTGGCATATCCTCAGCTTCATAAATCGGGTAGCCCAGCAAAGTATCTTGCATCCCCGGTGCTGTTGCAGGATTGAAAACATAGCGGCCTTGGTAGTCTTTCATTCCCATCACGGCAAACAATGTTTTTTTGTTCATCACAAAAGAAGCACCCTTGCGATACGCTGCTTTCAAGCTCGCAACCAAAACATAAAAGTCGTCAATCGGATTTACCGTGCTGGTCAACGTCTTGAATGCGCCTGATGCACCTGTGCCAACATATTGAAGCGTACCGAATGCGCGGGTTGCATCTGCTGTTGCTACAGGGGCAGGACCACTCAAAAATCCAAGCGGTTGATTTACGCCATTACCTGAGATGAAGGCCGCACCTTCAGCACGCCCAAACTCGGTTGAGGCTTGCTCTGCCAGCCATTCTTCGGCGTTAAAGAAAGAATCATCCAACATTTGTTGAGTCGCTGAAAGGTTGCTGTAAAGCTCACCCATAGGGGGGGCAATATCCTTCAGTTGTGGCGTGTTCGTTCCAGGGCGGGCTGTATTCTCACCTACCCAGGAGGAACCTGTGCCACGGGCGTTTACTAGCGTGTGAAAGTCAGGTGTGGATATTTGCTGAACACGGGCAATGGCGCGGATCGGGCTGATATTGACTGCCAGGTCGTTAATCATGCTATCAATCACCTTTGGCACAGCGTACCCACCATCAGGACCAGAACCCACAGACATAGATTTTTGCTGAAGATCGGCGAGGCCTGTTATTTCACCCTTGCGAAGAAAGCCAGAGAATGCAGTTTTATGCGCGGTAGCGGCTTCGCTGAAATCATCAGCAATCCGCATGCCGCCAAGGTGAGGGCGATTGGCCTTTGCTGATACAGACTCAAGAAAATTAATTCTCTCGATGGTCATATTTTTGAATGTTTCGAGGCTCGCGTTGCCTTCTTTCACGGCCTTTAATACTTCTGCTTGGAAATCCATGATTATTCCTTAATGTTGTTGTGAAAATTCACAACAACATTTGAACAATCAGAAACGACACTTCACCGCGACAAAAGGCCAGCGGTTTTGACATCACGCTGCGCTTGTCGCATCGTCACGCCAAAACGCTCATGAATAATTAAGGCGGCCTCGGCAGGTGTTCGTTCATTTTCGAGTAGACTGACCGCAACTTCAATACGCCGCTTGTTTCGTTTTGAACACGGCAAGTAGATTGTTTTGCCTGACCACTTCGCCAGCTCCATAAGTAACAGGGTCCGCGCTTGTGCGTTTGGTGCGCTATCCACCAAGGCACGACAAAAGCGTTCGCCTAATGTTGTGCCTTTTTCAGCCATGATGTTTTTGGTACATCTGGCTTGTAATTCTCGTTGCTTCACTGCGAGAGTGCCCCTGGTTGCGGAGTGTCTTTTCCGCTTGACGTTTGGCCTGTGCAAGGGCGCAAATAGATGTATTGCGAAACGCGCCGCTTTGGTTGATTGGAACAACCTTCACCCTACCTGCTCCGAAAATTCGTGAACATATTCCCATGTCTGTTACTCCCTAATTAACCGTAGCCTGTCGCGCTTGCTGTTGGAAGAGATGCCCTATAACTTCGCCATCCTCATCACGGATCAATTCGCCTGTGATGCAAGGAACAGGATTAAAGCTGATCCGCAATTCAAGCCGCGCCTGTTTTGAACTGATTAATTCCATCGCATAAGAAAAATCTTCCGCTGCTTGTGCCCGCGTTGTTGCGTCTCTCGATACTTCTATAGCCAATTCAATCAGCTTGCGAAATTTATCGTTGCTATCTATTTCACTCATGATATTTCTCCATCGTTAAAATCATTACCTTCAAAAAGCTTGTGTGTGACACGGTAGCAACGCACAGTACCCTCGCCACCTGGCAACCGTTCCTTGCGTGTATAGCTGCCACTATCAGTCATCAAACTGCCACGTTTTACCAATAACTTGCATATCACGCGATAATCGAACCCGGCACACACTTCAGCCTTAAATGTTTCTGACATCACGTAATACTCTGTATGAGTAGCGCGATCACCACCATCAAGATAAATGGGTTTTCCCTCATCATCCACAGCAGGAATATGCTTGCGGTATCCAGCGCGGTTAATCGTGCGTGGCGGGTGCGAATCGGTGTTACTTACCGGCCTGTCCCAATCAGTGAAGCGCGCCTCACCATGCGACTCAAAGAAGCGCCGCACCTGTGCCAGCATATTCAATTCTTCCAGGTTGCCCGCACCGCCGCGCTGTGCTAGCCAAGCCTTGTAGCAAGTAACGGCGGCTTTCATTGCTTCACCTGGTTGCCATCCGGTAATTTCCCACTTGCCTGCCAACTCACCCGCCGCTCCGATCAAGGCAAAGCGCAATGCCGCACGATGCACCTGCCCACCCGCACCCTCATCAACATAAGTATGTGTAAATTCCCGTTGTGCTTTCTTCACCCACTCATACACTTTATCGTGATGCTCTACCAACTTTGTAATGAATGGTTGCGCAGCCGTGCCGTAATGCTTGCAAGCCGCCTCTGTCACAGCTTTGGAAAACGCAGCACCGTTTGCAAAACTGTGCAAATCCTCAAACATGCCATAGCCTGCCCCAGCATCGGCAGGAATGTCCAGCAAGCGGATTTCCTGCCCGGCCTTTGGCTTCTTTTTGGCCTCTGCCATATGCTCAGATAATCCAGCTTCGCCACTGGAAAGAAACAGGATGCGCCAGCTCGCCGGATCGCGCAGGCCACCGGTGCGGTTTGCCCTGGCCTTGCCGCTACCATTCGCCAGCATATAGGCCACTTCGCCAGCTGCTTTGGGATCCACCTGACTTAGTTCATCCAACACAAGTAAACAATCAGAATGTTGTGCGGCCAATGCTTCCAACCCGTTATCCGTGGCACGCCAGCGTTGCAGATAATCCATGCCACCCCATACTGAAGCCGCTGCGCGCAGTGCAGTGGTTTTGCCCGTGCTTGAATCGCCCCGCAAATGCACGCCGCCCGACTCCATACCGGTAACATGCAACAGCGGTGCAGCGAATGCAGCGGACACAGAAAACACCAGGCGAGAATTACCCTCACACAATGCGGCCACATTCGTTTGCCAGGCTGCCAGCTTGCCCTTTTGTCGAAATGTGCCCGGCGTAGCACTGGCCGATTGATACAGGATGCGTTCGTCATCCTCACCGATGGTGCGGTCGGGCATCACAAACACATTGCCATGCCAGCCGGTGCGGTCAACACAGCGGGCACGTTGTTCGACCTGCGCCGTCTGTATGTATTGCGTCAGCAGATTGCGCGCTTTGTTTGATGCGGCAATCTGCAAGCCCATGCCCAGCAACGTACCGCGATACTCAGAACCATCGCCCCTGAGTAATTCCATAGGCATTGCCCATGCGTGGTGTGTAGTGTCCAGATCGTCAAACTCAAGCAACCGCCCCCAGCTTTCATTTTTTGCATCGCGTGTTGAGGCGGTAATTTCCAGTTTTGAACACACCCACAAGGGCGGCATATTATTGCCCTGGTCATTCTTGCCAAAATACCAAACGCCTTGATCGTTGCAATGAAAGTGCGGCAATTGCTCTGCCCCAGCATCATCAGACACAGCGTTGCGCGGCGCATCAATCACTTGTGCAGACGCATCCACTGGCACGGCGTGCACAAAGTCTGGCCGTTGCATCAACAGGCCAACATGCGCAGCCGTCCAACCTTCGGCCACCGCGTCCGCTGCATCCCATTTTTCTGGCAGCGGGTGCGTATCAGTTAACACGGCCTCATTATTCGCACCCACGCCAGGTGTTTGAGCAAAGGCAGATAGGTTGAATATCCAGACACCCGCCGCACCTGCATCTTTCGCAAGTGCGGCAACCTTCCCCATGCACTCACGGCCTGCCTCATCGTTATCCGGCCACAGACACACACCACGCCCCGCTAACGGCTTCCAATCGGTCTTATGCGGCGATTGCGCGCCGTTCAACATCGTGATGCACACAGAATCGGGGAATAACAAAGCGGCTGCATCTGCTGCTTTTTCGCCCTCGCAAACCACCACCGGCGCGCTTGGCTTAGTTGCCAGCTTGTCCAGGTGATACAGCGGGCGCGGCTCTGGTAAGCCCTGCCAGCGCCACTCACGCCTGCCCGCTTCATTCTCGCAGTAGGTCAGGGGAAAAAACTGCTTGCGTTCTTGATCGCCTTTCGGCTCAAAGCGATACACCAGGCACAGCAGCCCACCATCCGCCGCCCGATACTCCCATTGCTTTGAAGGCTTGCCGTGCTGATAGTGAGATTGCAAGGGCTGGGGTGCATCACCCGGCACAGGCAACAATGCCCGCCATACGGGCTTTTCAGCTTTACGCGGTGCATTGTCATCAGCCACCTTCTGTTTGTCGCTTGTAGCGCGTTTGGAAGGGGTGGGTTTATCCATCGCAATGCCCAGAAATTCCGCAAGCCGCTTTGAGGCATCGGATTGCTTTGAGCTTTCCAGATAAGCCACCAACGCAACCAGATCACCGCCCTTGTCGTCACTTGCAAAATCAGCCCATGCGCCGGTGTTGAGATTGATCGAAAACGAACCCAGCTTGCTATCTGATCGGGTGGGATTGATCGCCTGGTATTCGTGCCCGTTACGCTTACCGCCCGGCAACCAATGTGACAGGATGCGCTCGATACTGGAAAGTGCGACGGCAGCCACCTGCTTGATATTGGGCGCGCTCATATCGCAAACACCTCACTATTAAATCGTGCTTTGCTTCCTGTCACTCGAACACTCACACGTCCAAGGGTTGTATATTCAAGCCAATATCGCGCACCGCACCAATTGAACACGCGTGGCAGCTTCTTTGATCGTGGATGTAGCGAAAGATATTCATTCACAAATTCAACCGCTGCTTTAACCACTTCGCGTGCGGCACGATATTCATTCACCGTTAATACAAATAATGTTCGATGCTGCTCTAACTTCCTCGCAGCGGATTCCATCAGGCGCGCATGCCGACTCGTTTTTTTGCAAGTGACCGGCGTTGCCGATTTAAATTTCATACCGCCTTCTCTGCCAGCTTCTCGCGTGATGCTGCTACTCGGGCTTGCGCCCATGCTTGAATTTCTTGTGCATCCCACGCGGTGCAATTCTCGGATAATTTAATTGGGCGAGGAAATCCGGTTTCATCGGTTCGTTTAACCCATGACCAAACTGTAGAGGCGGACACGCCGCCGCATATTTCGCGGACTTTGGGAAGTCTTAAAAAAATTGTTGGTGTTGCTGCTGGTGTATTGGATTGCATTGCATTTACTCCCGTAAGAATCCGTCTAAATGACGGCGCGGGACAGACTGTATTTGCAATGCTATCGTTTTTAAATAATTTCCAGCGAAAGAATGAAAAAACCGGAATTATTTATTCTTACGAGGGCGACCTACTGGTTGCTTAATGGTATTGGTTGTTCTACTTAAAACTGTTGTGGGATAAGTGTAACTTTCTAGTAATTTATCAAAACTATTTTTTTCTTCATGCAATTGTTTCATTTCTGTATAACACTCGCTGGCAACGGTAGATCCAATACCAAATTCCTTTCCTACCAGCGCAAATAAAGTTTTATTTATAGGTACAACATCTGAATGCATCTCCTGCACGCGCAGATAAATCCCTAAACCCTTCTCTCTGCGACTCTGTTTTGCACGTAATCGCTTCACAGTTGGTGGAGTAATACCAAAAGCATCATCTAACGTGCGTGCTCTCATGGAATACCATGCGTTAGTTGCCTTATAGAAAGCATCAACAACCCATTCAGGCATTAGAACACCTTCGTTCCCACAGAATCGGATTGCAGCAAATAACTTATCAACTTGCCCTTTTGAGAATTCGACTTTTAGTTGCTTTAAGTAGTCGTCAATTACATCTTGCGATAAATTAAGCGGCATATAACACCCCTTCAAATAGGTTTCCCCAAAGCGGTAAAGGCTTCTGACTTCCGCCTTTCGCCCCGTCGGGCTAGGGATGGCAAAACTTATATTACTTTAACCGTGTGCAGCTATCTCTTTGTTGCCAGCTCGGGCGCGTGCCATCATTGCTTTTGTTTGGATGCGCGGCCTGCACACTTTGCGCGCCAGTGCCTTACGCTGCACACGTTTTTCAACTTTACTTTCCTGCCCAGGCTTGCAATCCAACAACCCACACTCAGCAAAAGATAACACCTCACTTCCCGCGACTATGAAGTGATCCAATATGCGAACATCCACCAGCGAAAGCGTTTGTTTCAGCGCATCAGTTAATATCCTATCGGACATACTGGGTTCAGCCACACCAGATGGATGGTTGTGCGCAAGTAACACTGAAGCCGCATTGTGATAAAGAACACGCTTCAACACTTCCCGTGGATATACACTTGTTTGAGTAAGGGTGCCATAGAACATAGTCTCGGCTTCAATCAGGCGGTGCTGAGCGTCAAGAAACAGCACCACAAATTGTTCACTCTCTTCGCGCGCCAGCTTCAGCGTTAGATATTTACGCACCTCTGACGGGCTGTTAAATGTCTCCCGTGTTGTACGTTTCATGCACGTTTCAAGTATGCACATTGCCCGATAGATTGCGCGCTCTTCACGTGCAGACAGTGCTGATAAATTTTGGTTGCTGGTGCTGTCTCTTTCGAGAGTGATAGAATCGGTGTTAGCCATGATGCGTACCTCCTTCTTAGGTTGCGTTGTGGTTAGGGGTAGCCTGGTGTTGACGCACCAGTTTGCCCCGCTTTCCCCGAACTTAACGCGTCAGGGTTGCGGTTTTTATGCGGCCTTGAGTTGCTGAATATGTGCGTAATCGCCTTGTTGTTCCAATGTCCACACGTCAAGTGCCTGCTGCATACGCAACCACAACCCCGCACCATTGCCCAGCAGCTTGCCCAATCGAATCGCCATATCTGGTGTAATCGGGCGGCGTTCGTGCAAAACCTCGGACACAGTGCGGCGCGATACACCCAGCCGGTCGGCAAATTCCCCTTGCGTAATAGCCAGCTCAGGCAACACCACCTCACGCAGCAATGCGCCAGGGTGAGTTGGTGCGCGTTTTTTATTTCGTAAAGTATCCATCAGTGGTAATCCTCCAAATCCAGTATGTAAGCATCACCATCTTCAAACTCAAACGTGATGCGCCAATTGGCTGAAACTCTCATGCTCCAAAGGTTGCGTTTATCGCCTTTCAAGCGATGCAGGCGAAAGCCGGGTAAGTTCAGTTCCTTCACTTGTTCCACCGAATCTATTGCATCAAGCATCAGCGTAATGCGCGGTGCGTAGTCCGCCTGCACACCGCCGGCAACGCCCTTGATAAACAGCCGTTCAAGCCCTTTATGTTTAAAGCTCTTAATCATAATGCATTGTAACCCTATAAGTTACATTGTCAATCAACAATGCGCCGGTTTGAGTGGGCGGCAGTAAAACCCTTTCGCGCAACATTTTGCAAAAGTAACAAAAAAGCAAGACGGCGTTAGACGCTATTGGTCAATCTGTCCCAGCTGTCCCAGCTTTGATTTTAAAAGCTGGGACAGCTCAAGCCCAATGAATACGGGGTTGTCCCAGCTGTCCCAGCTGTCCCAGCTCAAA